TGTAGCCAGAGAGGGTAAGTTTAGTAAAGAAGCCTTTCGGTAGACCGTATTCAACTGATAAGCACTATGAGCATTGGCTTGTTGCTTCATCATATATGGCATATGGTGCTCCAATGAGAATTGTAAGAGCAGATGATGCTAACTTGTCAAATGCTTTTGTCGGCACTGGTGCTATCAAAATTAAAAGTATTGAAAATTATGACCAACTTCAGTATGATGAAAATGTTGTACCAGATAGAACAGTAATTGCCAAGAATCCTGGATCCTGGGCAAATGGAATTAGAGTTGCTATTATTGATGGTAAGGCAGATCAAATTCTTACAGGTGTGACTACTACTGCCGTTAATGGTAGTGTCTCAAACATTACTGTCGGAATGGGAGTTACTCAAAGTTTAACTGGAAGACTTTCAATTGGGGCAGGAACAACTACATTACTTACAGGATATTTAAAAGGTATAGTTACTGAGGTTGGTGTTGGTCAGATTGGTGTAAAAGTTCTTTCTCAAGTTGATGGAATAACGGAAACACCAAAAGATTATCAAGAAAGAGGAACTTTCGCATTCACTAATACTGGCAGTGTTGCTATTCATACCACTGGTGCATCTGCATCATTTGCTTCGACTTCATATAGTGCAAACCAAGATTGGTTCTCACAACAAACTGTAGAAATATCTACGTCTACAGTTGGTGGATCGAACGTCACAACAACTCAATCTTGGAATACACTAGCAGATCGTCCAGCAACATCAGAATATGCTGCTGCGAGGGGAGCAAGATTTGATGAAGTTCATGTTGTTGTTATTGATGGAGAGGGTAAAATTACCGGCAATGCCGGAACTATTCTTGAAAAGCACGTATCTTTATCCAAAGCAAGTGATGCAGAATTTTCTGCTGGTGCACCATCTTATTGGAGAAATTATCTGAAAACCAATTCAGCATATATTTTTGGTGGAGATGAACCAGCAGGAGTTACTACATCTGGATATTCTTCCGGGTTTACTCTTGCCAGCGGAACTTCTTGGGATCAGGCAGCAGAAGGAGTATTATTCGCTAATACTGGAAATACTAACGAAGTTCTTGCCGGAGGTAAAGATTATGATGGAGGAAGTGACATCTCAGCTACGGGAGCACTTAGTCCTGAACTTGACAAATTAGTAACTGGATATAGTTTATTTGAAAATACTGAAAATTATAAAGTAGATTTCCTTATAATGGGATCTGCAAATTATGACAAAGAATCTGCACAAGCACTCGCAAATAAACTGATTGCAGTTGCTGATGTAAGAAAAGATGCTCTTGCATTCATTTCACCATATAGAAAGGCATTTATTACTGACACATCTGTCGGAACTGTAACGATTAATGATGATGAAACTATTACTAATAACATATTAGATTATTATTCACCAATCACTTCATCCACTTATGCAGTATTTGATAGTGGTTATAAGTACATGTATGATAGATTCTCAAATACCTTCCGTTATGTCCCATTAAATGGGGACATTGCTGGTATTTGTGCTCGTAACGATATTGACAACTTCCCCTGGTTCTCACCAGCAGGAAC